CTATTCGTCTCCACCGCATATACTAGAATACGAATATGGTGTTGACCGGCCAAACTCTGTGAAAATTTGTTTGCCATATACAGAGTAAGTAACCGAGTTACTGAAAGTACCTTTTGATTTCATCTTTATTTCAAGCATGAAGGGGGTAAATCCTGAGTAAGCGCCAAAAGCATTTTTGCCGTTTATCTGGCCGCAAACATAGCCGACAATAGTCCCGTCCTGGGCTTCTTCTTTCTGAATGAATCTCACGTATCTAAACTTAGAGCTATCCGGATCTCTTATATCGGCTGCGATCTCCTTCTTTGCCAACTCAATGGCCTTGTCGGCGCTAGGTTTGCACCCAGCCAAGGCGATGATCGCGATTAAAGGCAATACCCTTTTCATAACTGTTTTCCCCTCCCTATTGGTATGAACATCAATTATCATTTTTCTTGATGGCTACTCAAGCAAAAAGCCCCGCGTCTTAAATTGCGGGGGCTTGCTTTATACGGCGAGACTTAATTGCGGATCGCCATAGTGTGATGACGGGAACGCATCTGAGGGGATAAATCCAGGTGGCAACTTTTCGCGATGACCGCGCTTAGTGACCAGCTTTTCAACGCTGTTTAGCGTGGTGAAAGTGATGCTGCATTCAAAGTTTTGGCACTGGTGATAATGCCGAACGGTGGTATTGCTCAACGGACGACTGGTGCGCGTTTTAGCAACGGCACCGCAGATGGGGCACTTGAACATGATGGCCTCCCGGGCGGGAGTTGAACTCAACGTTATTATGGCTGCTATGACTCCGTTTCTGCAATCCATTCAGGTATTTTCGCTTCAAGCTCCAGCTGCGTTTTAAACCCCCCCTCATCGATCGTGTGCGTGGCCTTCGCAATTATCCAGTCCTGATTATTAATATCTGTTTTAAAGCCTGATACCGTACCGTGCATTTCCGGGTACAAGTCAGCGCGGCCATATGCAAGCGTCATAGAGAACTCGGCGGCGCCGCGCTTAAGCTGCTGCCACTTGGCAGCGGCCGCACGCTGCGCGGCGGTCTCGCTGCTGTACGTTGTCCGCAGCACAAAAACGTTGCCGTCTTCACCGGCGATATAATCCCCTTCCCTCGCGCTGCTGCGCGGCTTTTTCTCAGTTTTTTTCTTTCGTGCCTTGACTGTGACTTTTTTCTTTTTGCCAAACTCCAGATCCAGCCAGTACGCCTGCACGCCGGTGTAAGCGTCACGGTCGGCGATGCGGAAGGAATGCCGGTCACCACTGGAGCGGGTGATCGCAAACTGCGGCAGGGCTTTGCCGTTCGCGCTGACGCCACCACCCGGCAGGATAAACAGAAGGCTACCGTTTTTGATGGTGGCAATAGCTCCCAGCAGGTCGGCCATCCTGGTCAAAAATGACATATCGCTTTCCTGGGTCTGGTCGGCGTGGTCAATCTCGGCGCTCATCAGCTGCTCGGAAATCACCGGCGTCAGTTTGTAACGCCTGGCGATGGCCGACACGATGCGCTCGACCGTCAAGTCGTGCCAGGACACCTCGCGCTTGACGTTGAACTCGTCCCGAAAATCCGCGCTGCGGGCGGTGATCTCCAGCTTGTCCGGCGGCCCCGAATGGGCGACCTCGTCAACGGTGTAAACCCCTTTGTAAACCAGTGGTTCGCCCTGCCACCCTAGCGATACTGATAGCTCAGCACCACGCGGCGGCTGCTCGATCAATCCGTCGCTGTCGTCGATAGCAATGGTCAGCTCGTCGGCCTCAAATCCGCGGTTGTCGGTCAGCTCCAGCGAAATAATGCGCGGATCCAGCTGCGTCAGTGCTTTGCCGCCCATCAGTATACTGAAGGCCGGTACGCGCGACAGTTCGGACTGATAGTCCTGGAATCGCTGCGCCCCTTCGTCCAGTAACGCTTTTGCTTTGTCGATAGTGTCTGTCGTCAGTGCCATGAATCTACCTCCGCCGCTGATGGTTTCATGCGCGCGTGATACTGGCGATGGCTTTTTGTTGTGGCGGGATGGTCACAACCCTGAATGCACGACAGCGGCCCCTATCCCGGCGAAGATGACCGCGAACTCACTCAACATGATGGCGGTAGAGTATGACCGACAACTTTTTCCACGGGGCGCGCGTCAAGGAAAATACCGACCTCCAGACCGCGATCAATGACATTGATTCAACGGTCATTGGTCTGGTCGCGGTAGCCGAAGACGCCGACCCCGCCACCTTCCCACTTAACACTCCGGTGCTTGTGACGCGGGTTATCAGCGTACTCGGCAAAGCAGGTAAAACCGGTTCGCTCTACAAATCGCTGAAGGCTATTTCCGACCAGGTCAGCACCCGCGTGATCGTTGTGCGCGTTGCCGAAGCTGAGGCCGGTGAAGGCAAGCCAACGCAGTCGCAACTGATTATCGGCGGCACACAGGCGGACGGCAGTTACACGGGTATGTTTGCCTTTCTGACGGCAGAGCAGAAAACCGGCTATCGCCCGCGCATTCTCGGCATTCCGGAGTACGACACCGCCGAAGTGACCGCGCAGTTGCGGGTTATCGCGAAGCAGCTGCGGGCGTTCTCATACAGCTACTGCGATGGCTGCGACACCATTGCGGAGGCGAAGACCTACCGCGAAACGTTTGCTGAGCGCGAAGGAATGCTGATCTGGCCGAACTTCATCGCCTATAACCCACTTACTGGTGTGAATGAAGAATTCCCGGCCGTGGCTTATGCGCTGGGTCTGCGGGCGCTAATCGACAGCGAGCAGGGCTGGCATAAATCACTGTCTAACGTGCCGGTCAAAAACGTGCTGGGGATTGCGAAGGACGTGTTCTGGGCGTTGCAGGCGGAAGACTCTGACGCCAACGAACTGAACGCCAACGAGATCACCACGCTGATTAAGCGCGATGGCTTCCGCTTCTGGGGCAACCGCACCACCGACACCGAAGAATTCATTTTCGAGGTATACACGCGAACCGCGCAGATTCTGGCAGACAGCATCGCAGAAGCGCAGTTCACTACCGTGGATACCCCGCTGACCCCTGCGAACGTGAAAGACGTGGTGAGCGGGATTAACGCCAAACTTCAGGCGCTGGTCACGGCTGGCAAGCTGATTGGCGCGGCCTGCTGGTATGACGTCGTTGATAACCCGGTAACAGGCATTCGCCAGGGTAAAGCTATCGTTCGCTACAACTACAGCCCGGTGCCACCGCTGGAAGATCTGACGATGATCCAGACATTCACCGATCAGTATTACGAATCCGCTTTTGCATCGCTGGGAGGTGAATAGTGGCTATTCCGAAAAAACTCCGGCTGTTCACCGTCTTTGTGGACGGCGTGAACCATATCGGCAAAGTCCCCAGCGTGACGCTACCGAAAGTGACCCGTAAGACCGAAGATTACCAGGGCGGCGGTATGGTCGGCTCGGTGGCTGTCGATCTGGGTCTGGATTCCGGGGCGCTCGATGCGTCAATGGTTGTTGGCGGTGTGGTCGAAGAGCTAATTCTGAAATACGGCGGTGATATCGACGAAATGCGCCTGCGCTTTGTCGGCGAGATTTACAGCGGCGGTACCAGCTCACTGCTGGAAGTTGAGATGCGCGGGCGTATCACCGAAATCGATCCAGGTGATGCCAAGCAGGGTGATGACACCAACCACACCTACGCCATCAAAAACACCTACTACAAGCTGTCGGTGGACGATAAGCCATTGCTGGAAATCGACCTGCTGAACTTTATCTACAAGCGGAACGGTCAGAATCTCTATCCGGATCGCATTATGTCGGCGCTGGGCCTCGGCAGCTGATAACCCTTTTTACTCACCTTTAAGGCGGCCAGTGTGCCGCCCGGAGAAACTGTTATGTCCATTATTCTCAGTAAGCCGATTAAGCGCGGCGATCAGGAAATTACTACTATCACCATCAACGAGAATATCAAACAGGCCGGCTCCCTGCGCGGCCTGCGTCTGGTTGATGTACTGAACTTCGATTTCGATGCGGTCTCTACGCTGCTGACTCGCGTCACCACACCATCACTGACCACCTCTGATGTTGGCACTATGGCAACCGGTGACTTTACCGCCATCTGCGAAGAGATTACGCCTTTTTTGACGAAACCGGCGCCGTCCGTACCGAACGCGGCGGAGGCGGAGAGCGAATAAGAGAGGCGGTATTTTCTGACGTCGACGATCTGATCGCCGACATTGCAGTTATTTTTCACTGGCCGCCCTCCGAGATGTACGGCATGGAGCTGCGCGAGCTGATGGCCTGGCGCGAGAAGGCGGCCATCAGAAGCGGCAACCATGAACAGGAGGATGACGACGATGGATCTTAGTATTCGCGTTGCGTTCAGTGCCATTGATAAGCTCACCCGCCCGGTCAGTGCCGCCAGTAAAGCTATTGGCGGCCTTTCCGACTCCCTCAAAAAAACACAGTCTTCCATTAAAGATCTGGAAAAAAGCGCATCGTCTTTCGACAGGCTGCGTGCACAGGCTAACGATACGGCGCTGAAGCTCAGAAATACCCAGCGCGCCTTTGATGGCCTTAACCAGAAGCAACGTGAAGGCGGGCAGCTTACCGAAGCGCAGACAACGCGGCTTGAAACGCTGCGCAACAAGCTCTCGCGGCTGACGGACACCTACAACAAGCAGACCACCCAACTACGTGCAGCCGGACAGGCGGTGCGCCAGCACGGCGTTAACCTCACCGCCGGTAGTGGCGCAGTGCAATCTGCCATCCGGCGAACCGAGCAGTACAGCCAGGCTCTTGAGCGCGAACGGCAGCGCCTGGCGGCGGTCACACGCGCGCAGGCAGGCTATGAAAAGGCGAAGGAAACCGGTGCGAGACTTCGCGGCGGCGGCACCATGGCAATTGCTGGCGCAACTGCTGCCGGATATACCGGCGGGCGCTTTCTGGCTCCTGCTGTTGGCTTTGATGAGGAAATGTCGCGCGTTCAGGCACTGACACGGCTTGATAAAGGTGACTCTCAACTCGCAGCATTGCGTGCGCAGGCGAAAAAGCTTGGCGCGGAAACGGCATTTACCACCCGCGACGCAGCGAGCGGTCAGGCGTTTCTTGCCATGGCTGGCTTCACGCCGCAATCAATCCAGGCGGCCTTACCCGGCGTGCTCAATATGGCGCTGGCCGGTGGGATGGATCTGGGTGAAAGTGCTGATATTGGCTCAAACATCCTTTCTCAATTTACCCTCCCGGCAGGAGAGATGGATCGCGTCAGTGACGTGCTGACAGCGGCATTTACCCGCACGAATACTGATTTACGAAGCCTTGGCGATACAATGAAATACGCCGGGCCAGTAGCATCAAAGCTAGGTATCAGCCTGGAAGAGGCTGCCGGGATGGCGGGTATTCTGGCTAATAATGGCCTTCGTGGTAGTGATGCCGGTACTGCCATGCGTTCTTCACTGGCTCGTCTCGCCTCCCCCACTGCGGGAGCAGCAAAAGCACTAAAACAACTCGGCGTATCGGTATCAGACGCCAGCGGCAAAATGCGACCAGTAGAAACTATTCTTCTTGACCTCTACAAGGCGACTAAAAAATATGGGCAGGTTGACCAGGTCGGTTTCTTTAAAGATATCGCAGGGGAGGAGGCTTTTGTTGGTCTGCAAACGCTGGTTGCGGGCGCGGGAAGCGGGGAGCTGCAAAAACTCGTTCGTGAACTGAAAGGTGCTGGAGGAGAGGCATCCGCCGTCGCTAAAAAAATGGCTGATAACCTGAGCGGCGATCTAAAAAACCTCGACAGCGCCTGGGAAGGTTTTCGCATTCAGATTGAAGAGACCATTGATGGGCCCCTTCGCAAATTAACGCAAAGTTTAAGTAATGCAATTACGGCATCGAGTGAATGGGCCAAAGAAAATCCCCGACTAACAAAAGCAATAATACTCATCGCGGGGGCGCTTACTGTTCTTGCGGGCATTATCGGCGTGGCAAGCCTTGCGGCAAGTTTCATTCTTGGCCCATTTGCAAAGCTTAGGCTTGCGATAGGTATGTTGGGGCTATCCTCCATCACAGCAACAAGCAGTATCTCCGCGCTAAGTCTTTCTCTCTCTGGTTTAAAGGTGATTCTCGCTTCTGTGTTTGGTATTCCAGGGCTAATTGCTGCTGCATTTGTCGCGGCTGGGCTGTTGGTATGGAAATTCTGGGAACCTATTAAAGCTTTTTTCTCTGGTCTATTTGATGGAATTCTTCGCGGTCTTTCGCCTCTTATTCAGTCATTTTCTTTTTTATATCCGGTCTTTGATTCAATAGCGAATGGAGTTTCCCGACTATGGAGTTGGTTTCGTCGGTTATTTTCCCCAATTGATTACTCTCGCAATGCTTTAGACAAATGCGCTAATGCCGGCAAGGCATTTGGAGAGGTGCTGGGTTCATCGCTTAACTTGCTCTTTACTCCGCTTAGATTGTTGACGGAAGGCGTCAGTCTTCTGCTTGAAAAGTTGGGTTTGATTCCATCTGCGCTTGAAGCTGCAAAAGCAAAAGTAAGCAATCTTTCGCCAAAGGCTCCGACATCATGGGAGTGGGATCCTAAACAGAAAAAAATGGTTCAAAAGGAATGGGGCTGGTCTCCTGTTATGTGGGAATGGGACCCCAAACAGAAAAAGATGGTTAAAAAAGAATGGAAGCCATCCTCAACATCCACAAAATCTAGTACGCCGTTAGGGGAAGATAACGGCACGCTGCGGCGCCTGAACAGCATCGCAGATAACACGAAGGCGACGGCCAACAATACGAAGAAAATCGGCCCCGGCGATATTGTCTTTAAAAACCTGCCGCGCGCACTGGCGCTGCGTGGTGCCTATCAGGAGGCGCGGGTTATTCCGCAGCCTGTGCCTCGCGTGTCTGCGGCTGCGGCCGGCGGCGTGCTGTCGGTACCGACGGCGACACAGGGGGCAACATCTGCGCCGGTCGCTGCCTCGTCGGGTGCTGCACCGTTCTTCCAGCTGGTCTTTAACGACGTCGGCAAACGCTCGGATCAGGAGCTTGAAAAAATGGTTCGCAACGCTGTGCGCGATGCGATGGCCAGCACCCGCAAAGCTAACCGTGGTTCATACCGCGATCGGGAATAAAGGGGATTATCACTATGATGATGGTATTCGGGATGTTTGTTTTTACGCTGCGCACCGTCCCATATCAGCAGCTTCGGCACTCGCAGGAGTGGCGACACGTTAAAAATGACCGGGTTAATCAGTCGGCGGCCTGGCAGTATATCGGGCCGGGTGACGATACGATCACCCTTGACGGTGTGCTCTATCCGGAAATCACCGGCGGGCGGTGGTCGCTTTCAGCGCTGGAGACCATCGGCTTTGCCGGTCGTCCCTGGCCGCTGATTGAAGGTGACGGGCAGATTTACGGAATGTACGTCATGACGCGGCTGGAGCGGGGAAAGACGGAATTTGATCGCTACGGCAACCCCAAGAAGATTGAGTTCACGATCAGCCTCAGTCGCGCGGATGCAGATTTCCGCGAGAAGCTACAGACGTCGTCAGTCAGTGACGTGCTGGATGATCTCAAAACCAGCGCAACCAAAGCCGTTAACTCGGTATCAAACTCCCTCAGTAGCCTGCTTTAACCAGCAAAAAGCCCCTCATCGAGGGGCTTTTTTATACCGGCAAGCATCGCCATTTCTGACCGTGCTGCAGCACGGTTAATTTTGACGGTACTCGATACTCACGCCACCCGCGCCCAGCACATCAGCAGAGTGTGCGCTTCAACCACGCTGAACGATTTACCCTCGCCGAGGTTGTCAGTTTTGCCGGTTGTCGAGTGCTTATGCGGTGGGATAGTAACGTCATGCGAGTGCGCTGGCGCATCACTGGTCAGGTTAAAATTAGCATCCTTCTGGTTATCCGTGCCGTGTGTCCCTTCCCGCCACTGTTCACCCGGTGCACCGTCACCGCCCTGATGGTTATGCGCTCCGTTTTCCGTTGTTGTCAGCGTCTTTTCTTCCTGCTCACTGGTTTCGCCGCTCACATCAATCTGCACGGCGGGAAGGTTAGCCTTCTGAAGCGTGACGGTATCGCCGCCGCCGGTCTGCCCGACGTCCGAACCATCAGCCTTGCCGACGCGAATTGATTTATTTTCGCCGGTGTACACCCATTGTGACCATGGATAACGCTCGTTAGGGTTAACATTCTGCGCATAAAACTTCACCGTGCCGACCGGGTTTTCCTCCTCCCAGAACTCACGCCGCGCTGCCGTTATGGCGTCAGAAATTGCCTTCTGAATATCACTATCGAGGTCTCCCACAATCTTATCAGCATAATCTTTTGCCTCATCCCTGGCTTTGTTCACCTCATCAACTGAAGCAAGGATAACCGTAGGGTCAGTTTTCAGCTCCACATTTGCCGTATTGCTGACCGCAATCCACATATTGACGGCCTGTAATCGGCCAGAACCCTGAGCCAGTAATGGCTTATAGGATGGTGGCAGGCTGGCAACCGCCAGACATAAGCCTTTGCTGTCATAAAGCGCGGCCTCGCGTAGCCAGAAGCCGCCAACCTGCGGCATCATTATCATCTCTGTACGGATAATGTTTGCCGCCTGGTCAGCTATCACCACGCGATTTAACGGGGCGCGGTATAACTCGTTAATTAACTGACTTCTGGCTGCATCAGGGGTTAACCCGACCCCGCCACCATCACCAACACCCATTTCAGCAAAGTCCACAGTTTCGCCAGTGAGTGCTGCCGCTGCCATTCTGGCTAAACCGTACTCTGTTAAATACGTTGCATATTCGCTCACGTTAGCCCCTTATTTTTCAGACCAGCACTGGCCGCTGTATGCAGGTAGCACAAATGTAATGGCGCTGCCGGTTCTGGACGTCAGAGCATCACCGGCATGTGACAGGTCATAATGTCTGCCCGTCAGGGTTTTGGCTGCTCCAAGTGACACAGTGATTGCTGCCGCACCAGCGTTACGGTTAACCAGGAAGAGTTTTAGCTTTCCTCCCGCCCTGAATGCCGCAACACCAATTCCCGCTGTCGATATCGTCGGCTGACCTCCCACGCGAATGGAGCCTACAGGCAGGTTGTCAGCCGTCAGACGATAAGCGTTATAGTTCCAGGCATTTTCACCAAAACCACCGTAGCCGATGAAATCCTCATTACCTGACGCGCCGGGAGCGACGCCATACTTCTGAGGGAGGTTACAGCGCATAATGGCGTAGCCGTCAGTGTTTGAGGTGTAACTGGTACTTTCTCCCAGCTGTTTGCAAAGGTGAATAACAGGCATGACAACTTCCGCACCGCCAAACGTCAGGTTATGAACATCCCTTAACATATTGTTGGCGCACTTCCAGGCGTTGCTGCTGTTTTCCGGGTGCATATATTCCGTTTCGTTCACGAAAACATTTTTCTTGCCCCCTTTCTGGTTAATAAACGTCGAAGACTTTAACCAGTCGGCGTCCGTGGCAATGGCGGTAATATTGTGATGGCTGTATCCCCAGATGGTTTCAGGGTGGGCGTCGATATAGGTTTGGCCAATATGCCAGTCGTTATCAGAGGCTACGTGCAATAACGGGGTGTTTGCCTGGCCTTCCCATTCAGACAGGATAGCGCTGGCTGCGATTTTCGGTTGCAGTGCTGCCAGCAGGTCGCTGTATACGCGGTCGGTGTATTTGCACACGCCATACAACTCGTGGCCGTACTGCGGTTCATTCTGCAGGCCATACATACGCACCGGGCCAACATTCTGATGCAGGTATTCGAAGTCATTCAGCATTGCATCTGACATCGCGTCGATTTGCGCCGCGTACTGCTCCGGGTCTGACCCTTTAATTGAATCCAGGGTCGTTTTACGGGGATACGCCCCCCCGGCCCACGGCTGGTTATACGCTGACGGTGTACCCGCGTATTTGCCGTTGGTCATCCAGTAGGGTGCAGGACACCAGTACTCCGGCGCCAGACCGCCCCCCGCATCAACAATGTTAGCCATCAGTCTTTTCAGGCCGGCATTTTGCCCCGCATACCGCTCACCGATATTTTTCGCCAGCCCTGTCGCGGTATCGATGTTGCGAAAACCACGATAGGCAAAGCCGAGGGGGAGGCGAATATAATGAATACCGTACCCGTTGCCGGGCAGCATCATGCTTCGCAGGCGGTTCTGCTCTGACAGGGTAAGCGAGTGCGGGAACCCCCACAGCTCTGTGGTACTGTCGGTCGCTGGTTCGGTTCCGCCGATAAACGAATCAGGCTGAATTTCGATATACCCGCCCCGGTACGTCTGCCCCTGTTCACTGAGTGCCAGGCTGATATCGGCGGTCACGGTGGCCTCGGAGGCGGGCGGTTCAAGTGCTGAGCTTCCTGCTCTGCTCCCGGCAATAGCAATGATATCGGCCTGCGAATACATCCGCCGGTCAGTCGGCGACCACCAGGAAGCGTCCGGGGATATACGACTGCGGAATACATCGTTATAGCGCCTGATGGCATTGGTCAGGGTCAGCATCTGTTTTGCGGTGAGGGACGCCCCCACCCATGCAGCACCGATAGCGCCGTCAAACATATGATACCCGGTTGTTTTCTGAGAGCATCCCAGCAACACATTCGAATTTGTCAGGGCTGTCGCTGCCTGCGTCGTTGACCCCAGCAGGAGACCTTCACGATATACGGCAAGCTCCCCATTGAGACGGGAAACCCCGTATACAGCATTGGCGACAGGGTAATCACCCGGCATGTAGGCTTTACCCTGGTTCAGTCGTACCGCCATCGGGCTGCTGGTTGCCTGTGACGGGCGCGGAGCCAGCGCCATCCCGTCGGTGCCATTGAATGCCCCCATGATGTGACCTGTTGCCGTCATTCCTGCCGGGGGAAAAAGCAATGCACCAAAGGAGGCATCCTCAAGGGCGAACTTTCCTGCGGCAAGTGAGGGATTAAACCCCGTATCCAGCCAGGTCATACCTGAGCGGGAGAACGTCCACCCACCGGACTGATTCCAGGAAGGGGCATTATCGCTGGTCAGGTTAAATTTATTTTTAACCACGTTCAGCAATGAATCAGCATAACTCGTGCTGACGCCAAGCCACAGCCCCTCCAGCGCGTCCCAGACGCCGTCTTTTTTGAGCAAATAAATCAGCTGATTCAGCGCCACCTGTTGCACGGCATCCGGTCTGGTTGTCATTCTGGCAATGAATGCCGTGGTTTCACCAAGGACGGCATCGGGAATATCAGACGGTTCATAAATTACCCCCGTCGATTCATCCAGTGCACGAATGCCCGTCGAGTCAGCTGTTGTTCTGGCAATATCGCCATACTGGTCGTAGGCAATTATCGCATTGCTGAGTAATGTGGTCTTCCTGTCAACAATGCCAGATGAAATACTTTCTACTGAGTCAGGGCTGAGCAGTGAGAAAGGGGTTTGCACCCATGCGCCGGATGCAACTGTCTGACGGAATGAGTGGATATAGCGCTGAACGGCGTCATTCAGTGCAAACATTTCTGTCTCGCTGAGTCCGGCCCCGGCAAATGCCGCGCATATATTAGCGCTTGTGTACCACCCGGAGGCATCCTGAGCGCGCCCGATGCTGACAGATGAATTGATGAGATTCAGGGACGATACCTGATTGCGCTCCACCACTTCATTTCCGCAATAAAGCACAGCATCATTTTTACCTGTTCTGGAAACCGAAAATAAGGTTGTTCCGGTCGGCGAAATTGCACCGGACAAAAGCTGGTTATTATTAATCCGGCCATTGAGTATGTTATCGGTTCGGGAAAGTGTCAGCCCGGAAACACCATCAAAGGCCCCCATAAATACCCCGGAGTTTGATGCGCCAGCAACGAGCGCGCCAAACGATGCGCTGTCCCTGCCATAATGCACCGTCGCTGCGCCGGGATTAAGCCCCGTATCCAGCCAGTCACTGCCGTGAAATGTCCACCCGGATGTGGCATTAAAGGAGATGTCACCATGCTCGGTAAGCGTCAGTGAGTTTCCGGCCATATTTAACCGGGCATCAGTGCGGCTCGTACTGATACCAAGCCAGAGACCATCAAGTTTTGACAGGATACCCGCCCGTTTCAGGTCATAGTAGAGGCGGTTTATGGCCGCTTTCTGAATGGCTGTGGGCTGCGTAGTCATCCTCGCAAGATATGCTGTTGTCTCATCCTGTAAGGGAATAACGGACGTATCCCAGACGTAATATCGTCCGGTAGACTGATCTATAGCCAGGTATTTTCCTTCATCGGGAATCGACTGGCGCAATACTCCCTCGGTAGAATAGAGTGCAACACCGCTTCCACCGATATAAATTGCATTTTGCAATGACTCGGAAATCCATTTCAGATATTGCGTGCGGTTCGCCAGAATCTCCGTTTGTATATTTACAAGTCCTGATTTACCCCCCTCCACCCTGTCAGTGCGGGTAATTAACGGGATACTACTTCCCCATTTTCCGGATTCAATAATATCTGGCATATTCATATCTCTTTGAAATGGTAATTACCGCTATAAAACGCAGCGGCGTCGTAATAAATGCTGTCATCTGCGATATACCCACGTGGATATACAGTAGTTATTTCGCCGTCAAATATTGCCGCGCCCACCCACCCGATACCACGGGAACTGGTTGCAATGGTCAGCTGCGACAGGTGTCGGCTTACCGGCTTCGCGTCACTGATCAATCGGTTTAATTCATCCAGCGTTTTAGGGGTGCTCCCGACATCATTAACATCCACTTCTAGCCTGAATGTTCCCGGCTCGTCGCCGACGTCGAACCACTCCGCAAACGTGGCAGAAAACCCCATATCTTCGATCACCCGACGCACCGCTCCACGGGTGCCCTTCCGGCGATGCAGCCAGTAGGATCGCTGAATGGC